CCTTTTTCTGCATCTTCAACTTCCGTGACAATCGCGGCACGATGGACTCCTTGTGGGAATTCTCCATTTGGAGTTCCAGAAGCCTCTATGATTATGTTCGCAAGACTATTTACATCATCAATGAAATTATGACGAACATTACTACTATCAAGTGATTTCTCTTTGGTGATTAAATCTTGTGCTTGTCGCAGACCTGCCAAAAAACCAGACTCGAATAACTCCCCTTTTCCGCTACGCCCTTTGTTTTTTTCGTGCCATTCAATATCTTGCTCAATTGGTGTTTTCATATTGACTCCTAAATCCAGTTTACCACAAACATAATATGTTTTCAAGAGGACATCCCATGTTATAATGACGAAAATGAACCTTCCTGATACCTGCTCGAATTGCCACTCAATCAACATGGTAGATTGGCAAAATTTGGAGAGAAGGCCGCTTTCCAAGTTATTCGCAGTGTTAGGATATTCATGTAGTGCATGTGGTATATGGAAGCCATGCTGTTATACGACTCGTCAATTAGACGATCAGATACACCGTTTGGATTCTATGCGACCTGCTCACCCATCGTTTCATTACCACTTCGTAAAAACATATAAACGGGCAGAGGACATCCAAAGGCGTGCAAAGGATGTTGATGGCTCGTTCAGAAATTAAAACTTGGTTGGCTCTTGATGAATTTGCTAGGATCATCGGACTCTCCCCTTTAGGATTCAACCAACTCCAATCTAACCAATTCTCACCAAGCGTTGCCTGTGGTGAAGTTTTCTTTCAACAATCATGGCTTCATGCTGATCGTGTTGGTCGTGATGATATTGCTATGGCGATCCAACAAGCAGAACAAGAGATTTCAAAAGAAGTTGGTTTCAACCTCTTGCCTGATTGGACCGTAGAAGAACGACTCCCCTACCCGCAACCTGCGACTCCCGAACTGTTCGGAACTTTTGGTGTCAATGCGCGATGGCAAGGAAAGTCCGTTGAACTTCCACGTGGACATATAATCTCTGGGGGCGTGAAAACAAAGACTCTGATTCAAGCCGGTGTTACATTTACTCGAAGCGACATTGATTCAGATGGTTTCCAAGAAAACTGCACACTAACAATTCCCACTACTGTTACAGACGCGAACGAAATAAGACTTTTCTATCCTGCACAAGCAGGAAGTGACGAATGGGAAATTCGCCCAATCAAAGTTTCATTCTCTGGCGCAAATGTAACTATTCAATTCAAAATCTGGCAAGTTGTAGCCGCGAACCAAATGGATTCTCTCGATGCCAATGTTCTCGATGCGGATAGTGCAAGTAGTTATGAAACGACTGTGGATGTGTACCGTGTCTATAACGATCCTGCAACTCAAGCGCAATTCCTTTGGGAAGGACAACCAGACTACTGCTGTGGCACCTGTGTTGCTTGTCAGTTATCATCCCAGGCCGCTTGTTTCCACTTACGCGATCCACGTATGGGATTTGCTGTGCCCTCCCCTGCTTCATGGGATAACGAGGAAGAAGAATTCACATCCCAACCTTTCGCGGCTTGTCGTGAACCTGACCAAGTACGTTTTTGGTATCTTAGTGGTTTCCGTGATATGACATTATCTCGTCCAATGGTAGAAATGTCTCACTACTGGAAGTACGCAGTCGCTTACTTCGCGGCTTCAAAGTTTGACCGTCAAGTGTGCGGATGTTCAAATGTTCAACAATTTGTAGCGAACTGGAAGCAGGATGTTACATTTACTTCGGAAGGTTCTGGAAGTTACACAACGACTGCCGAAATGATTTCTAATCGTTTAGGTACAACTATGGGCGCATTATACGCTTGGCGTAGAATACAACAAAACGGTGTACGAATTATTAAATAGGAGAAGCAATGGAAGGTCTAATAGCAGGAAGAAATGTTCATTATGTGGCTTATGGAACTCCAAATGGAGAATTCCCACAAGGAGTCCATCGTGCCGCGATTGTCACGGAAGTTGAAGATGCAGAAAAAGGAATCATTAGTGTATGCGTCCTGAATCCAACTGGAATGTTTTTCAATCAACATCTTCCTTATTCCGCAGAACCCAAGCCCGGTACATGGCACTGGATTGAGAAGGCATAACATGGAACAAGAAATTGAATTCAATGGAAGAAAATATAAGGCACACGTTTCACCAGACGAACAACAAGGTGCTCATGTCATTGTTGGTCCACCCGAAGGATTGGTAGATGGTTTAGGATTACCGGAAGAAATGGCTACCAAACTTCATAACATTTTGTACGAACGCGGGATTTTGACCGCGCAACAAGCAAGTAAGCCTCACGCCATGTTTGGTGTGTTGCAAGAGTTATATCAAGTAGATGCTCAAAAAATTGTCGAAAAATTCTTTTCTTTTGAAAAAGAAACACTCATTAGTTAGGAGGAACGAACTATGAACAGTAACATAAAAGCAATGACCGCCTTATCAACCCGCGTATGGTACGTGGAAGGCGGTGTCCATCCAAGCCGTGTGCCCCAGTATCTTTCTTTAGGAAAATTCTCGGATGATCCTGCAAAGAATATTGGTGAAGAAACACGAATCACTGCCCCATCCCCTGACCGATATAACCAAGATGAAACGGTTGGAAGTCTGCCCGGCGAAGAAGAACGTGCTACCTTTGGTATCGCAGTTCGTTCTACTTCACAGAAATCTATCCTCATGGGATTCAAGAACAAACGATGCCGTGTTGATTATTTCGCAACCATGGGTCAATGTGCGAACCCGCAAGACTTCTTAGAGGGTGGCGAAAAATGGGTTTACTTTGAAGATGGTAAAACATCATCTTTCCAATATGAGAATTTTGGCGCATTTGGTAAAGATGAAAACAACCCTCTCAACGAAATGATTGACGCAACCGCAGAAGATTTCTATGAATATCTTTACTTACGTCAAGAACAAATGGGTTCATCGGTTACAACCCGCGAAATCTATACCGTAGATGTAGATTTAGGAAGTGATTGTGACGACTGCCCAGAACAAGGTGAACGTGTCCTTATGGCGATGGCGGGTGCGTCAGCAACACCCGGTACTCAACCTACTCTCTTGTATTCAAGTGATAAAGGTGAAACATGGTCACAACAAACCATCACAACCTTATTCTCTAATGAAGATGTAAAAGATGCCGAAGTCATTGGCGGTTACTATGTTGCAATTTCAAACACTGCCAATGGTATTCATTGGACAAGCGTGACAGAATTGTTTGAAGGCGTGAATCAATGGAACGATGTAGTCAGTGGTTTTGTTGTAAATAAAAACCCGAACGCTATGGCGGTTGCCGACATCAATCATGTTTGGATTGTTGGTAATGGTGGCTACATTTATTTCACTAACAACTTCAAAGGTGGCGTAACCGTCCAAGATGCAGGTGTATCTACCACTCAACATCTTCGCTCTGTGTCTGCACTTGATTCAAGTAATGCTTTAGCCGTTGGTGATAGTAACGCAGTTGTGTTCACAAATAACGGTGGTGTCACTTGGGAATCTGTCACTGGACCCGCAGTAGGTGTAAATCTTGGTGCTTGTTGGATGTGGGATGAAAGCACTTGGCTAGTTGGTGAAGGTGCCGGTGGTACTGGTAAGTTATGGGCAACATTCAATGGTGGCATTACTTGGTCACAAATTGCCTTACCTGCTACCTACAACCGCATTGATAAGATCAAGTTTGTCTCTCAAGCGGAAGGTTACATTTCTGCGCGTGGTGGCGGACAATCTTATATTCTTCGCACAATCACAGGTGGAAGCACATGGGCAGTCTTACCGAACGGTAAGAAAGGCGTGGCTTTAGCCAATTCATACTTGAGTGATATTGCCGTGACCACCAAGTTCTCTAATTTAGTATATGCCGCAGGTATGGCTACCGGCGGTTCATCTGGATTCGCAATGCGAATGTCAGGATAGTAATAAAACTTTAGGAAGCAAAGGAAGCAACAATGAGTGAAGAAACCGCACGATTACCAGACTTAAATCAAGCAACAATAGAAGTTGCTAATGCTATTGACGCGACACAAAAAGGAAAGGCGGATAATTTAATCCGCCTTTCCACTGGTGTTGTATTGAAAGCAAAAGAAGCAAACTCGCATGTTTTAATTCGAGTTATGACTGCTTCACCAAGACCCTTACCCCCCATTGTGTTTGATGAAATGATGGGTAGGGAGATGGAAAACCCAAACAATCCTGATTACATTTCAAGGGTGAAAGATTGGGAACTTCAATATAGTAGTAAGATGTTAGATGCCTTGATTGGTCTTGGAACTGAATTGATTGAATTTCCTACGGGAATGGAAGGTCCAAACGGAAATCAGTGGCTTGCAGATTACAAATCACTTGGACTCCCTGCCAACGAATCAAGTACAAGTTGGCGTTATATCACATGGGTTCTTTTCAAAGCCGCAGTGACCGCTAATGATACGAAGTTAATTGGCGATAAAGTTCGTGCCCTTTCTGGTGTGCAGGAGGCGGCCGTGCGTAACGCAGAGACATTTCCTAAAGGTAACTAAAAGCACTGGTTACATAAATGAGAGTGTAACTGACATAGAACTGACGTATGGTGTCAGCGCAGGAATTCAATGGGGTGCCATCGGTGTCGGGATGGTGCCCATCTTTGAAGAACATTCAGCACGATTGGAACGCGGGTACACAATTGATAATTGGCGTGCTCTCGATTCAATGGAACGTGCCATTGTTATTGCTGTTCGCCGTGTAGATATTGCTTCAAAAAACTTACAAGCAGAAGCAGAGATACGGAAAACGAACAGGGAAATGAATAAGCCTAAATGACAATGACAATTGAACAAAAGAAGGAATATCAGCGTAATTACTATATTAGGAATAAAGAAAGAAAATCTAAATATTACAAAGAAAAATACGCCGAGAATCCAAGAAAGTTTATTGCCCTCACTTCCGCCTATCATGTGAATCACCCAGAGGTTTCCAGAAAAGCAGGGAAGAAATGGGAATATAAAAATAAAGAAAAACTAAAGTTGAAGAACAAAACACGATATGAAAATAATAAAGAGTATTTTTATGATTGGCACTTGAAAAATAAATATGGAATTTCAATCGAAGATTACAAGGAAATTCATAAAGCGCAAGATGGTAGATGTTGTATTTGCGAAGAAAAAACAGAACTTGTAGTAGATCACGATCACAAAACAGGAAAAGTGCGCGGGTTACTGTGCCAACCATGTAATCGCTCTCTAGGATTTATGAAAGAGAACGTGCGCTCTCTTGAAAATGCGATCAGATACTTGAAGGATAATAAATAAGTGGAACGCATTGGTGTTGAAGCCGTTGTAGAGAATCTATCCAGTTTCTTAGGAGACATGAAGCAAGTGGATAGTTCAATCGCAGGAATTATCCCTACCAACTCCCTGCTTGGTAGGTCTTTTTCTGTTTTAGGCGACATCGTTTCTGGATTAACAGGTTCGGTTTTTAGGATACTGGAATTTACACTCGGCAATTTACTTGCTGATGCTATTGGGTTTGTTACGGACCAATTAAAGGAACTAATCAGTACCACAATTGAAGCAGGTTCGGAATTTCAGTCTTTAGAAATTCGCCTTCGCAACTTCAATCTCAATACCGCGCTTGAATCTACTGGCGACTTTGCAACGGCAATGGGAATTGCCACAGAAGCCACAAAAGAACAATTAGATTGGGTAACAAAGTTAGCAATTACAACTCCGTATGATACAACCGATATAGCCAATGTGTATTCATTGGCGCGTTCATATAGTTTTGCAGATGATGAATCAAGAAAATTAACTGAAACGATTACAACTTTTGCATCTGGTATGGGTCTTGGAAATACAGAAATTGAAAGAATCGTTGTGAACTTTGGTCAGATGGTTCAACAAGGAAAAGTTACACAACGAGAAATGAACGACTTGGCGCGTGGTGCTTTCGTGCCCGTGAACGATGTTCTGAAAATTATGCAAGAAGAAACAGGTTTGACGGGTCAGGCGTTCGATGATTTTAGAAATTCTACCGAAGGTGTGGATGCTTTTATGAAAGCGTTTATCACATTGGTCGAAGGTAGATTTACTGGCGCGAATGAAGCCATGGCGCGTACATGGGAAGGCGCAACAAGCAACGTAAAAGATTTTGTAAAATCTCTATTCGGTCTAAATGTTGTCAAGCCTATATTAGATACATTGGGAGGTAGCATTGCTGATTTTCTTGGCGCATTTGGTGACGAGACTAGATTCTCGGCTATTCAAAATTCAGCCAAAGAAATAGGTGGAACCCTTCAAGGGATTGTTGGGGAGATATTAGGACTTGGACCATCTGCGGATGAAATGGCAGATAGATTTCAAACCGCCCTTGAAAATATAAATGGATGGTTGGTAGAAAACAAAGATGAAATTATTGGTTGGGTCAAGAGTGCTGTTAGTTGGATAAACGAAAAATTCATCCCTGCTATACAAGGTGTATGGCAATGGCTATTTGGAAACAGTACCGAAGATGGCGCAATCAAAAACTTTGGTGATTGGCTTCGTGACGATTTTATTCCATTGGTCCAACAAGCCGCAGATTGGGTTTCCAATGTATTGGTTCCATTTTTCCGCGATGATCTAGTTCCAGTGTTCGATGAACTTCTACCATTAGCGACTGCTGTTGGAGAAGTCTTACTTACTGCGCTTGGCGGAGAACCGAATCAATCCTTGTCTGATTGGATTCACGAAACTCTTATCCCCGGCATCCAAAGTCTGACTATATATCTGACAGAAAATAAAGAAAGCATTGCTCAATGGGCTTTAGTTTTCTTGAAATGGGCAGTTATTATAGATATAGTAAAGATTTTGATTGGTGTTTTAATTTCATTAGTTACATTTATTGGCTCTGTAATAGTTGTTTACAAAATATTAGCATTCGCAGGAACAATCGTACTTGAGGCGATGATGGCACTTTCAGCGTTTCTTGGAACATCACTTCTTGCTACATTCGGACTTGTGATCGCGGTTATCGCGGCAGTTATTATTTGGTTCAAAATGTGGCAATATACATTTGAAGTTGTTAAAGGTGCAATAAAAATATTTTCAGATTCAGTGAAACAATGGTTTACATTGGTAAAGAACAACATTATCACGACTATTACACAAGCAAAAGACGCGATTATGAATGCTGATTGGCTCGGTGCCGGACGCGCAATTATAAACGGGCTGTATCGAGGCATCATCATAAATGCGGGTATTATTATCAATGCACTTAAAAGTTTAGCGTATAACGCGCTTGCGGCCGCGAAAAGCGTATTAGGAATCAACTCACCTTCCAAAGAGTTTTTCAATATAGGCGAACAACTTATGCAGGGTTTCGCGGACGGCATTACTGATACCGCAGGTTTAGCGACAAAAGCAATGAAGGATGTAGCAGGACAAACAGTTATGATTGGCGCAAGTACACCCGCACGTATGGTTTCTTCTATGGCAGGTGCAGGTGTGAATAACAGTACCAAAAACAACAACTTCAATCTTCAAGTCAATACCTCTGCGCCAAGCGAACCTATTATCCAAGATTTTAATATGATGCAAACACTGGCAACCTAATGGCGACTCTAAAAATACTTGTTCCTGACTCAACGACAAATTATATTAAAAATCCGTCTGTTCGATTTGACACAACGGGTTACACTGCGGTTGGCTCTACGATTATACGTTCGTTGGAACGTGCTCGTTTCGGCATCGCCTCTCTCAAGGTTGTTACAAATGGAACATTATTGAATGAAGGAACATATTACCGAGTCGATACTCTGCAAGGAATTTCCGAACCGATTACAGTAAGTGTTTATGTTCGTGGAAATGCGGTAGTGAGAATCCGATTGATTGATAATCCAAATGGAAAGCAATGGTATTCAAAATCAACTCGCGTCAATGACAACCGATGGACAAGACTCGAAGTGTCTGGTTTCTCCACCGGCACAAATGATTTGCGCTTATATGTAGAAACTGCGGATAAGACTGCCAAAGTCGCCACATTTTATTGCGATGCTTTCCAAATGGAAAGAAAAGCATATTCTACAAGTTACTGTGACGGCGATCAGGAAGGTTGTCAGTGGACAGGTTTATTCCATAACTCCACTTCTATTCGGCGTGGTGATACACGTGCGGGTGGAAAATGGGTATCTATTGTTGAGGACCCGGACTTATATTTCACTGCCGTTGGCGGCCTGGGGGTTGTGCCTATCAGAAACAACATCCAGTCTTATGCAGATGCGCCCGGTTCCTATTATCAGAACTCAAAAACACTGGACAGAGTCTTGACGCTTCTTTTTCATGTCAAGAATAAACAACTTCCGAATCGCAGAGGAACTTCTTTAGACAAACTCCACTCTCTACGTCAGGCGTTGTTTGAACTAATCAAACCCGACAAGACCGCAGGTGGTCAAGAATTCCTGATGGAATATCAGGATGGGGATTTCCCTGTGTACTTTCGCGCTCGATACGACACAGGACTTGAAGGTGAATGGGATGTTCGTAATAAATGGGTAAATTCTTTTCCTGTTCGATTCTTAATCGTTTCCCCTTACCTATCGGACGATTCTTATGAAGTTAGTGCAATCGCTTTTCGTGAACGCACAACCGTAAACTATGCCATGCAAAGGTTTGATGGCGCGTGGAGAACGATGAACGGTGGTATGAACGCTCAAGTTTATGAATTCGCCATTGGAAAGCGCGGTGAGGTTTATGCAGTGGGCGCGTTCACTCGCTCAAATAATTTGACGACTGCTATTGATCCGCAGATATACTCAAACTATATCGCTTACTGGGATGGAACACAGTGGCAACGTCTTAGCAGTGGCGCAAACGGAGTTATTCATAGTATTGCCGTTGCCCCTAATGGTTACGTGTATGTTGCGGGTGAATTTACCTCCATCGGTGGAGTCAGTGCTAATCGTGCCGCTTTTTGGAACGGCTCTGCTTGGAACGCAATGAGCACTGGGCTGAACGGAATTGCTTATGCGGTGGCAGTTACATCAAACGGAAATGTTTATTATGGTGGTGCATTTACAACGGCAGGTGGTGTAACGGCATATCGTGTTGCTCGTTGGAACGGAATTTCATGGGCAAATATCGGAACGCAAGGTGGACTCAATAACACCGTAAGAACAATCGCTATCACGCAGGACGGTTTACAGGTATTTATTGGCGGTGACTTCACAGACGAATTTGGAAATCCCGGTAACTTCGCATTGAACTATGTTGGAGAATACTCACCCACTACCAATCAATTCATCGAACTTGGTGATGGATTTGATGGGGTTGTTAGGAAATTGAGAATATCGAACTCTGGAAAATTGTACGCTTGTGGAGATTTCACACAAACAGGACCCGCCACATTGGTAACAGTTCTTTATATTGCGTATTGGAATGGAACGGCGTGGTTCTCTTTAGGAATCGGTGCAGATGACTCAATTTACGACATGGACATCGCAGAGGATGAAACCATTATTGCTGTTGGTTCATTTGGAATTATTGGTGGGATTTACTGTTCTTTCTGTGCTTTATGGAATGGGTCAGAATGGGTCAGTCTCGATATTGAAATGGATGCGTTCTCACGTGCTGTATTGCGCGATAGTTACGGTAATATATTTATTTCTCCTAATAGCACTCTGTCTGATTTCTCGAAACAAACAACGGTAAATAACTTAGGAACATCGGAGGCATCCCCGAAATTTTATATGAAAGGTCCGTGCACACTACGTTGGCTTGAAAACCAAACATCCAAGAAAAGAATTTATGCAGATTTGGATGTTTTAGCAGACGAAGAAGTTTTTATAGATTTCGGCAAAGGATCAGTTGAAAGCACCGTCAGAGGAAACCTATCCTATGCGATTCAATCTGGTTCAGACCTGCGTGCTTGGACGCTTATTCCCGGTGTCAATGTAATCTCTGCTCTTGTATCAGAGGATATTGGTGGAGTTATGCAAATTTCATATTCACCAAGATTTTGGAGTGCAGATAGTACCGTTGCAGTGGAGGAAATATAAATGACATCCACTTATCAGTTCTGGTTACTTGATGATACAGGCAGAAAAATAACTATGCTTCAAGGATTTAGTTTCTTTTCTTATTCTCGAAGCGCGAATGGATTTGGTGCCTTCGGGATTGGATTGCCATTTCGTCAGTTTCGAGAACAATACCCACCCATCTTTCAACCAGACCTGCGCGTGGATGTTTGGCGTTCACCAAAAATTGGTATTCCTATGCGGAGAGAAAACACATATTTCTTGAGACAACCCAGAATATACTCACGCGATACTGACGGAATAGACATCATTGTTTTATACGGTAGAGACTCTAAGGATTTACTAAATCGAAGGGTCGTGGTGCAACCCGCAGGAACTTCGTACACTAGAAAAGAAACTTACATTGACGATATGATGAAAGAAATCGTAAGAGAACAAATGCTGTTTGGTTCTGCAACCGATGTAGATTTGGTTGTGGACAACACACGCGCCTTCCCAGAGGATGAATTCTTTGTTCAAGGCGATCAGTCTCTTGGTCCAATCTATTCCAAAACCTTCGCAGAAAGGAATGTCATGGACATTCTTCGAGAACTCCATGACGCAAGTGCTAGGCTTTACGATACCAACCCCACTACTAATCTCAAGATATATTTCGATATGTTTCCTGTAAGCCTAAAAGCGAATCTGCTTTACATCTTAGATGAAGATACCGCGCAACCCATTGAAGATGAGTCGGGAGATGGTTACTTATTAGATGAAGAATCGAGCGAAAACACTTCTGAACAAGGTTTTGAGTTTGTAACCTTGGCGGGCTTATATGGTCAAGATAGAACAGATGGATTGGTATTTAGTAAAGAAAACAACAATGTGAAAGATATAGAGTATTTTATAGACCATTTAGAAGAAAAAAACTCCGCTATCGTAAAAGGTTTTGGTCGTGGAGATAGCCGAGACTGGGCTGTGGTTGATAACGAACAAACCATCAATCTTTCTCGTTGGAATCGTTCCGAAGTTTTTGTAGATGCCTCTACTGAACCAGATCAAGACAGATTAGAAGATTTTGGATACCCTATTTTAGACCAACATAAGCCAGAAGAAAGAATAACCGCAACTTTTCTGAATGTGCCGGGAAGTGAAGATACACCTGAAAGCCTATATGGGATTCAATGGGATTTGGGAGATTTGTTACCTGTTGAATATATTGGAAAAAGGTTCGATGTAGAGGTGGATATTGTTTATGTTGCCATGAATGAGGATGGTGAAGAAAATATTACTGGTAGAAGCGAGATAAACGATGCCGGCAATTAAATTTGATACCACCCTACAAAGACTAATAAAGGATATGCACGAAGTTCGATCTGCTTTGAGGCATTTGAACACCAATCTTCCTTTGTACGATGTTTCAAATGAGAATACCCCTGATCCTATATCCACCGATCAAGATGATTACGTGCCGGGAAACTATGACATCCTTAGAGTCAATGCCACTGCCGATTTTACATTTACTGGTTTCAGGAACGGAAAAAAAGGAAGATTTCTTGAGATATTGAATGTTGGAACTGGAACGATTCGGTACACAGATGAAGATGCGAATTCGAGTGCAGAGAACAGAATCGCTACTCCTTACAATGAACCAATAGACCAACTTCCGAACGCACGTGTTCGATTCTATTACGACTCTACCCAAGAACGATGGACTCTATCTGATGCCCCAAATATTCAGGGGATATTTGGTAAATCTGCTATTATTACACATTCCACAACAACGATTATTACTCCGAACACTAATACGGAAACATTACTTACTCCTGATACTATTGTTAGTGATGAGTGGGGTTATTGGGACAATACTAACTCAAGATTCGTTGTTCCTGCGGGGGAAAACGGAATCTATTTAGTGGGTGCTTCTTTTAGTTGGGCAACTACATTAGGGGGCGGAACATTACGTCAGGTTAGAATTATGAGAAACGGAACTGGAAATAGAGGAAGTATTGGTGTTCCAAACATTTCAAACATAGCAACAAATATGTTTGTGTGTTCACCAGTTCGATTGCTTGAAACTGAATATGTAGAATTCCAAGTCAGGCAAGATAGTGGAGGTGCTTTGAATTGTAACCTTCATGGTGCACTAAATCCTGCTATTTTCTTTATAAAACTTCAATAGGATTATTATGGTAAAAATCCCACCCTACTTCGATGGTAAGAAATTCATGGCTAAATACCAATTAACAAATGATGATTTTGTTGACAGAAAAGGATTCCTTGATGTTCCCCTTCTTCCAGATTTGACGGAAAAAGACTTGGAAGATTGCGTAACTCCCCCAGAGGAAGTAAAAAAAGAAATAACACTGGATCATTTTCTGGAAGCATTTGTTGAATACCAAAAAGGTGATCCACAAAAGATGGAAGAATTATTACAAAAATATGAACAGTCTAAAGACGAAACAATAGAAATACCAGTTGATCCAATTGAACCGATTGATCCTTTAGACGAAGAAATAAAGTAGAGGTAAAAGATGGCAAAGATTTCTCAATACCCTGATGGTGGTGCGATACAATCCGCAGATAAAATTGTTGTAGCCAGAGGCGGTGTAAATTACTCGATTTTAGGTAGTGAATTGAAAGGTGATTTCGCGTTAGTAGGACAACTTGTATCACCTTTCAATCCTAATGATTCAACGAATTACTTTTTCGGCGCGGATTTTACGGCGGGTACAACTGTTACAAATAGAAGGCTGTATGTACCTAAACCAAGCGTGCTGACTGGTGCTTCTGTTTTTATGAGAGCAACGGTAGGCAGTGCCGAACTTAGTTCCGTGTATGTGCGCCTCAACGATACGACTGATTACCTTATATCTGCCGCGGTTAATTTGAGTGCATCGCCTTATCACGCTCTCAATGCTTCTATGTCAGTTCCTATACTAACCGGAAATTTTATAGATTTTGTAAATATCAAATGGTCCACCCCGAATTGGGTAACAAATCCTACCAATTTCCTTTGCTTTTTTATTTTATATTTCAAGAGTTCATAATGAATTCAAAATTGTTATTACTAGATAGGATGTAAAAATGGAAGAAAAAAATATCAATCTTTACGAAACCGAAAAGTACAAATCTGTTCCCAAAGAACTAAAAACCAACAACCATTATTGTTCTGTATGCGGATCGGAAATGCGATACCACTTGTCCAGAAGTAAAACCACTTCTTTTGACACCAGAACAAGGGAAAGAAAAGAAGATACAGAGAAAGTTACGCACCTATGGGTTTGCCCTGAACCAGAATCAAACCATGACAGTATTGAGTTTACGCCACTATAAAAACACTAATTAGATTTCTTACTTTTTGGGTCAGGTAAAATTTTCATAACTTTCCTAAATGTTTTTCTAACACCGCTTGGCGTATCTTTGTGGTTTATTAGGTTGTAAATTTCCTTACTAATTCGTTCGGCATGATACAACCAACTTCTATCCTTCCCAAAATGTTTTCGTATAACATCGGATATTCCCCTACTAGATATTTCCTGCTGTACGATTTCTACGAGTAACCCCATCACCTGTGAATCAGTTAGTTCAAAGTCTTTTTGGGCATCCCATAAGGAGCGGAAGTGGGAAAGATGAATGTGCGGTGATCGTCTGGCGTGGAAAATATAAAGACGATGCCTACCATTGTCGAGTTTACATAATTTCTCAAACATCATATAAGCATGAGCACGATCCTCAACGGTGTCCACAGACCTATTCATATCATCTGCTAAACCTTGCGTAGCACCTTTTTCATACTTCCCCACTACCCTAGAACAAAATAAAGCAGACTTCCAAAGTGGCTTATCGCTTTGTTGGTCTGCTTTTATTGCTTGTTCAACGTACACTTTCCTAAGTGATTCGGAATTAGAATAATGTTTCATTTTATGTTTCGGTTGGTTCAGGAAGTGAACGTAACTTTTTTATTTCTTCCTCATATATCTTCATTGCTTCTTCAAACTTTTCACGCGTGATAAGTTCAGGAACATAAACACTAACAGGATTTACTTGACATCTTTCTGCGGCCAATACTGCGACTTGTTCACTCACTGGGGTTAGGCAGTAAATCGCCTCTCCGCCATAATACTGCGTAAACCTTGGGAATGACTTGGTTTCAGGAACATCAATCCGAATCAAAGGTTTTCCAAACTTCACTTCTTCGATTGCGTACCCTGCTACAACTTTGCGCCCCATCAACTCGATAATTGCCCATTGTCCATTATTTACGGTTTCCTCTGACATAATTATCCTCTCAACTCCAAAGATTTTCATTGGCTCTAATTTGTGATTTAGAGTCAGATACAACCAAGAATCTTTTTTCCAACTGCCGAATATATTTATTGCGCGTGTCCTTCAAGTAACCAGTAAGGTTAGTTACTTCTTCACGACTCACAGAGTTTGGGTACACTTCACAAACAACGGAAAATATCTTCTTCTCACCTTCCGGTAGTTCACGCATCCAGTGAGAGCGTAAATCGTCACCCGTTGGCAATGGTTGGTAGTTATTACCCAGTGCTTGAATTCCATCTGGTGTTATACATATTTTATCGCCATTTTCAACAACCAAATCTGCGTCTAAAACTTGGCGGATGTACTTATTTCGTGTGTCTTTTTTATGACCAGTGAGAACGGATAATTGTTCTCTTGTGCAACCTTCTGGATGTTGCCCACACGCTCTCAATATATCCATGTTGCCTTTAGGTAATTTACCATCCGACTCAACTGTTACATGAACGGTTTTATCTTTATTAATCGCATAATCTACGCCTATCACTTTGGATGAATTGCCCCATCTTGACTTCAAGATTGATGAACTGATTTCAGATGAAATCTTATTCATATTGTTTACTGTATCCGAGATTGCTTGAGTAGATACGCCCATTGTTTGCGTGAGATTTGAAACAATTTCCTTCATTACGTTTGAAAGAGTTTGGAGTTCTTCTATTTCGTCATTTTTCAAAATAGGAACCTCTACTTCCTTGACTTGCAACTCTGGTTTCACATGGACTGGACGTGTGTTCAACTCGCGTGTCAGGCGTGCAATTTCTTTTTTCAACTCCGCAGGATCATTCGCTTTCGCTTCCGCAATTTGCTTACTCATTGCTTCTTCTAACTTAGAAATATCCAGTGGTTTTAGGGAAACTGTTTCAGTATCCGATTCATCGAAATCTGGCGTGGCAGATGAATCGAATGTGTTTTTAGGAAGGACTTTGATTTGTTGATTTATCTTTAGTGTTCTTGGTGACATCACATAAGGCTCACCAACATTCAGAGTAGGAAGTAAACCACCTAATTCGCTTTTGTAACCAGAATAAGTAAACCATTCTTCCATTGCTTTGCGTTCGTGCGTGCCTGTCATTTGAAAAGCAAACATCACTTGAGTCAAGTTCAATGACTTTTTATTTATATCCTGCGGACGCGCAGAAATCATCATTACACCGATTCCGTAATTTCTACCAATCTTTGTAATTCTATTGAATATGTGAAGTTTTCTTTCTTCACCTTTGGATATATTTTGCGGGATAAACTCTTGACATTCTTCAAGAACAAGTGTGACTGCCCGTTTGTTGGCTTTCATGCGCTTCCAAAATTGGTCGCCAAATTCAGTAGCGAAACGATTTAGTTCCGCATCGCTTTCAAATTGAGAGACATCTAAAATGGCGGATAGACGGCGATCACAAAGCAGGTCTGCAATTAGTTTCCCACTATTAGGAGTCAAGATAACGTCACCATGCAACCCACCGAATATAGGAATATCTAATCCACTTGGTTTTTTTCCTGATTTATCTAACCGTAAACCATAATGAATTCCAACTGGGTCAAGAATAATAACCCACCCATTCGCCCCCAATACTTCTTCGATAATCTTCATGGTTGCATAGGTCTTACCGCTTCCATTTCCGCCCATCAATGCTATCTTGTTAGTAACAATAGAAAATGGAAGGGATAGATTACTTGCTATTTTTATGCTTTTATTTTTCATGGGTACATCCTTTTGTTTTGTAAGAATCACCTGATGTAGCGTTCATAGCGGGGTAGGAAGTAGATACAACTCCCTAGACTCTTGGAGGTGAAGCAAGTGTTCTCGTAAACGAGACTCCCAATCGCGCTACATCGAGTGATATATTCATTTATAACATATTATGTTTCAAGTAGTCAAGTGTTTTTTGTATCCATCCAGTAAAAATTCACTGCATGAGCAATTATCCCCAAGACATTTTGTTTCGTTTGGATAAAACCATTTTTCAACGTGTTCCTCCCTGTAATGTCCACACGTACACAATTCGTCAGAAAAAAAATTATTACCAGAATCAGACAAAAAATTATTTCTATTTACCCTATTTTTTTGCCAAACGAAAATAAAAACAATCGTAGCCAATATAATTGATAAAATCAGTAAAATCCCAAAGATGATTAGTAAATCTACTGTACTTGACATCCAAAACCTCCATTCTCTGACAAGCAACCCTGCCAAATAAACAAGCCTTTGTACTTTCCTTCCGTTATCTCTGCCCATCCATCCTCTGAAAACCGAACTGATACGGAAGTTCCATGGGATAAGTAAAATCCAGTGGCATTTCCTTTGCCATCGCGGATATTCAAGGAAGTGGCAGTAACAGAAACAACCTCTCCTGCGGGAGTGGCAGTGGCACTTGGTAAAACAACCTTGTTTGTGGGTGCAGGAGTGGTAGATACATCTTCCCAGAAAGGGTTGCAACCAGTTATAAAAATAGATATTATGATAATTATTTTCTTCATTTTTTATCGTTTCCTTCTTCCAATGGTTCTAATCCATCACGATAAACCCTACGCATGTTTTCAAGAGAATATGGCAAAGAAGATAAAGAACCGCCATAAATTGATTTTCTGTCACTTGTACTTCCTCGCCTCCAAATCCAGTTTCTAGGTTTTCCGCCATGATTTATCAATTCGATTCTCCATCCCTCTGCGTACATAGAACGAAAATCCCATTTATTATTTACGATTACTTCCTCTTGGATTTCCTCGGCTTCCTCAATCGCTTCTTCGTCTGCGTCTTTCCCTGTATATTCACGCGCACTCCCACCAAGCGAAAAACATATTTTATGTATTAGTTGTCTATCTTCATAAGACAAAGTAAACCATTCTCCACGCTGACGAGACTCTTTGAATCGTTGGTGTATAACCTTCTCCACTATATCCGCATTTTCAAACATATAAACAACTTCAACGGATAGCGGTAAATTTGAAACCGTTGCTTATGTAGTCATTGGTATCGCGGCCAGTCTGCAAGTCATTTTTTACTTGAAATTTGACCAAGAAGATGCAGACAAGAAAATGAACCGTGATTTTGTTCAAGATAAACGCAGGATTGTTCGTGAAGATCGAAAAGCCAAGAATGTAATTTCTGAAACGGAATCACGCTTACAGATTATCCGCTACATCGCAAACGAACTAAAACGCCTGAATTTGGAGTTTTCTGATTTGCCAGTTGCCCAACGTGAAAACCTTTTGGAAAAAGCACGTAAAGAATTATTACAACAATACGCCAAAGGCGATGCAAGCCTA